AACTGGTTAAGTAAGCTTACAGGGGGGTGCAAGTCCCCCCACCAGTCTTGGTTAGAGCCGGTACGCCGATACCTCTAGCCGTCTAGACGGTGGGAATAGACCACAAAATTTTTTCAAACGTTTGAAGTCTGTTTAAATAATTTTAATCCTATTAAATGGCTTTTCAATCTTCTACTAACCCCGCGCAACTGACGCGCCCGGGTCAGAATAACGGCACGGGTGATGCCCGCGCCTTGTACCTTAAATTGTTCTCTGGAGAGATGTTTAAGGGCTTCCAGAATAACACGATCGCTCGTGATCTGGTTGTACGCCGTACTCTTACGAACGGCAAATCTTTGCAGTTTATCTACACTGGTCGTACGACTGCTGAGTACCATACTCCTGGTAACAGCATCCTTGGTGATACCAACGGTCGTCCCCCCGTGGCAGAGAAAACTATCACGATTGATGATCTGCTGATCTCTAGTGCATTCTTGTATGATCTTGATGATGTCCTTTCGCATTATGATATGCGTTCGGAGATTTCTCGCAAGATCGGTTATGCTCTTGCTGAAAAGTATGACCGTCTGATCTTCCGTGCTATTGCTAAAGGTGCACGTCAAGCTTCCCCTGTCCAATCCGTTGGTACTGGCGGTAGCCTGGTGAGCATGGAAGAGCCCGGTGGTACCCAGGTCCAAGTTGGCTCTGGTAGTGGTGCTCTGTCTGACGCTTTCGACTCCGCTAAGCTGGTTGCCGCATTCTATGATGCAGCCGCTGCTCTCGATGAAAAGGGTGTCAGCCAAGACGGACGTGTCGGGGTCCTCAACCCGCGTCAATACTATGAATTGATCCAAGCTGTTGAATCTAACGGTCTTGTGAATCGCAATACTCGGGGTGACGCTCTGCAAAGCGGCAACGGTATCATCGAGATTGCCGGTATCAAGATCTTTAAGTCTATGAACATTCCGTTCATGGGCAACTATGGTATCAAGTATGGCGTCTCTGGTGGTCCTGCCAACCCTGGCAACACTGGTGATTTCGTCGGTAGTGATACTGAACTGGAAGATGGCCGTGTCACCGTCAGTGGTATTAACAACCACTATGGTGCTCAGGACACCTTCGATACCTCCTGCGGTTTGATCTTCCAACGTGAAGCCGCCGGTTGTGTGGAAGCTATCGCCCCTCAGGTGCAAGTCACCAGCGGTGATATCTCTACCATCTACCAGGGTGATGTGATCCTGGGTCGTCTCGCCATGGGCGCTGACTTCCTGAACCCTGCTTGTGCAGTTGAGCTGCACGCTACTAGCACCGCTGGTTCTGCCTTCGGTACTACCTATCCTGCCAACACTGCTGGCACCTGATAGGTTTGATTATACGGGAGCCTCTTCGGGGGCTCCTTTTTTTTAATTTTTTATTGAGAATAATACTCATTATCAACTATGCCTTACCTATCTACTGGCTCCACTGAGCTTAAAGCTGTTAATCAGATCCTGGCGTCAGTTGGTCAGGCTCCTGTTACTACGTTGACAACTGAAGAAACACTTGTACTTAATGAAGTAAGTCGGTTTACTGGTTATATTAGTGGTACAACACTCTATACAAAGAAGAGTAATTTGTCACAAGGATCTTATATTAGTGGCACTGGTGTTGAATCTAATGCTTCTATAGCTACAGCACGGACAACTTTTACACCTAACGCTAGCTGTTCAGGTACTACACTGACATCTAGTTCTGCTTTTATTCCTAAAGGTGTGAAAATTTCTAGCAGTACTATCACTACACCCATTGAAGTAACTAGCGGTCCTACTGCTAGTGGTTCTAATTTCACCTATACTGTAGGTACTTCTACAACTGCTAATGCTGCTGATCTTACCCTAGACCCTATTTACTACAACCATACTCTAAACATTAATCACTCTAGTAATGTAGGTAACACAGTTACTCAAGCTAGTTTGAACGAATCTAGTGTTTCAAAAAGAGTTGAAAATCAAACCAACCCGGACGTTGCGATTGCACTCAACACCCTGAGAGAAGTGTCACGTGAAGTACAGGCTGAAGGCTGGTCATATAATACTGAATTTGATTATAAAATTACACCTGATTCTAACAATGAAATCAGGATTGCAGACGATGTTCTACAGATGGACCTTAACCAGGGTTATCCTGAAAACATTGAAAAGGATGCTATCTTTCGTGGAGGTAAACTTTACGACAAGAAAGCACATAGCTATGAGTGGACAGCAGATACTGTCTATGTAGATGTTGTGTGGTACTTTGATTGGGAAAGTATTCCTCAACCAATCCAGGCATATATTGTTGCACGTGCTGCAGCTATTGTGTCTAGCCGTATTATCGGTGACAGCAATCAATATCAGATCTTGCAGCAAAAGGAAGCTAACACGCGCTCTCAAGCTTTGGAGTATGAGTGCAACCAGGGTGACTATTCCTTCTTTGGATCACCTAGTCATGGTAACTTCTATCGACCATATAAGCCGTTCCATACCCTACAACGCTAATGCCAGCAGTAACTCAAACAACCCCTAACTTTCTTGGTGGTGTATCCCGCCAGAATGATGACAAAAAATTAATCAATCAGGTTACTGAGTGTGAGAATGGGTACCCTGATCCAACCTATGGTCTCCTCAAAAGACCTGGTATGGAGCATATCAACGTGCTTAAAAAAGCAAACGGGGATGCATTTACTAAGTCAGAACTGGCTGATGCCGCTTGGTTCTTTATTGACCGAGACGATGCTGGTTCTTACATTGGTGCTATCAAAGGTTCTAACATTTATGTGTGGACTAAAGATAATGGTACTTTCTGTACTGTCCAAGGTCCAGGTGGTGGAGCCTATGATACTAGCTATTTGACTGGTACTAAACAGTCTCACTATCACTTCCGTAGTGTGCAGGACGTTACAGTTATTACTAACAAAATTGTTCCCACTGCAATGCAGGCGACTCCTCAATCTGGTACTGATTTTTTCCCAAATTCTGTCGCAACTGTTAAACTGGTATCGCTGTCACAAGATAAATACTCCGTAACTATTCAAGGAATTAAATCGGAAGTTGAAGCACAAAGCACCACCACATATGATGATTTTCTGGTCTATGATGGCTCTAGTGTAAACACTAACCACCATCTAGTTGACGCTATACATGCTACTATTACTGCACAACAATCAGCCAGTAACGCTGATTTTGCTGGTAAATGGTATTTAGAAGCATATCCAAACAGTCTTGTAATTAAACGCATGACTGGTTCAGGCGTTACAAACGGTGTAGTTACAGATTACAGTACACCTACTGGTACTGCAACTGCATTTACTATTGAAGGAAAAGGTGGTTCTGGTAACTTGTCACTTGAGGTGTTTCAAGATTCCGTAGAAAATGCTAGCGATCTACCTGCAGAATCCTTTCATGGTCACCATTTAAAAATCATTAACACAACCTCTGCAGATGATGATTATTATTTGCAATACGAAACATACAATACTTCATCTTCCGGCATAAGACGTGGCCCAGGTTTTTGGAAAGAGGCGGCGGCTAGGGATGTATCTCCTGGTCTTAACGCTGCTACCATGCCTTATCAGCTAGAAAACACAGGACCTACTGCATTTACTTTTAAACAGATTCCGTGGACAGCAAGGCAGGCTGGTGACGATAACAGTAACCCGACACCTTCTTTTATTGGTTACACGATTACAGGAACCTTTTTTTACAACAATAGGTTTGGTGTCCTTTCGGAAGACAACATCTTCTTTGGTGCTGCTAATGATTCTTTTAATTTCTTTGTTAGATCTGCATTAACGCAAGTCGATTCAGATCCTGTTGATTTAAACGTAGCTAGTGTTAGACCTGTGGTCTTGACTGACGTACTGCCTTCTCCGCAAGGTCTTTTGTTGTTTAGTGCTAGACAACAGTTCCTAGTACTCTCTACAAATGCCACAACACTGACACCTACAACAACCGTTATTAGAGCTATTTCTAATTATGAAATGGATACAAGAATCCCTCCTGTGGATGTTGGTACTACAACAGGCTTTATCAATACAGTTCCTGGTTATGCTAAGTTGTTTACTTTACAACTACGTGAGATTGAACAGAGTCCACTCGTTGTTGATATTAGCAAAACAGTTTTAGAATGGATTCCTGATACTATTGATAGTTTAGCGGTTAGTCCGCAGAACTCTGTACTTATGATGGCAGATAGAGATTCGTCTTATATCTACCTTTACAGGTTCTACAACAACGGTGAGAAAGATCTATTCCAAGCATGGGTCAAATGGGAACTACCTACTACCATTCAGGCTGTAAATATTATTGATGACGATGTTATCATTGTTTCACAGCATGAGGGTGAATACACCTTTGGTAAGATCGTGCTTGACCAAATCCCCACAGGAGACGTTGTAGCGAAAGCAACCAGCACTACAGGTAATCCATGCCTAGACATGGCTACACGCCCAGTCAAGCCGCACGCAAGTGTCGATGCGGTGGTATATGATTCGACTAATGATCTCACAAAGATCTACGTTCCGTACACACCTATTGATGATAAGCAAGCTATCATGCTGTTGAGTGTACCTGAGGCAGATGTTGGTACGGATTCAGCTATTGATGCTGATGCTGGTTACTATACTACAGCAGAAGAACGTACAGAACCTGTTACAGGTTACCGTTACTTTGAAGTTAAAGGTAAGTTTACTGACTATGCTGATGGTATTGTCGTAGGCTATGGCTATGATTTTGAAGTGACATTACCTAAATTTTACTACCGCCCTGAACAAAATCAAACTGATTTTACTGCTGCTCTAACTATTTCAAGAGTTAAATTTTCTGTCGGTCGGACTGGTGCTATCCGGTTTAAATCAAAAGCCGATGGATCTAATGAATGGAAAACCGTAGAGCACACAACTGATGGTGATTATTACAGTGCTGACAGCAATCCTGTAAAAGCTGAGAGACAATTTATTGTCCCCATCCATCAACGTAATACTAATTTTGAACTTAAAGTGACAAGTGATTTTCCGTACCCTGTATCGTTGGTGTCAATGATGTGGGAAGGTATTTATTCCCCACGATTCTATAGGAGGGCTTAATGTTTAATCCAAAAGAAAACCTCCTTGACCAACAGCTGACCGAGTCAGGTCTGGAGCTGCGGTTTGATGTTATAGACTTTGTTACTGGCGGTGCTAAGAGCCGTAATAAAACAGCAAAGAAAAATGAGAGGGCAGCTAAAAAACAGCAGAAAAAAATTGCTGACCTAACTAACAAGCATAACAGAAAGTTAGATAAAGCTGATAAAGAAAACTATCGCATCCAGCGTAATTTTGCGCATCAATCTAACATTAGAAATTGGAAACGCGGCAAAGAGATTCAAGATTTTCAATATCTTTCTCAGATGCAGCAGTTCCAAAAAAGCCAGGCTATTGGTAATGCACAGCTTGGTTTAAATGCTGAAGCGATGGCGCAAGGTATTGATGCTGAAAAAAATGTTATTGAAGAAGCTTTTATTCAACAACAGTTTGAACATGAAGCATCGATGTCTGCTCTCAAAGAAGCATACACTCAAGGTATGTTTGATCGGCGTGAACAGAATATTCAATTAGCAGGTATTCGTAGCAAAAAACAATTCGGCATGGCAAGTCTGCAAAACGAATTGAATCAGCAATCAAAGGCAACAGCCATGCAAAAAGAATCTGCTATGATTGACAGTTTGGTTGCCATGGGTACTGCTCAACTTGGTCAAGCTGGTAAGTCAACAGCTAAAGGTGTGCAAGCTAATATGGCAGCATTACAGCGTAGTCTGATGGCGCTTGATACTGAGATGTCCGGTAGAAATATATCAGCTCATTTACAGATGGCTGAATTGCAAACTGATACTTCTCTTTCCGAGATGAGTGTCGGTATTAATTTAGAAAGAATCGACAACTCTATTGCTAATGCTGAATCTGAAGCTGAAGGTAACCTAGAGGTTATGCGTCAGAATATGAAGAGTAAAATTCAGCAAGCAGAACGTAACGTTAATCAACTCGGTTTAGAGCGTCAGTTTGCTGATGTTAATACTAGAGCAGGTATGATGATTGAACCAGCACGTCTGCCTTATGATCCGCGACCTAAAAAATCACCTAAGCGTATCTTTGTTAAACGCATGAAGGTTATTCCTGGTTTTGTCCCTCAAGCACAGCAAGAAAATCTTTGGTCTGCTGGATTCAATACTGTTACTCAAACCGTTGGCACAGTTGCAGGGGTGGCATCTGCTGGTGCTGCGGTTTCACAGGCTGGCGGTCTTAGCAATATAGCTA